GGAAGCATATGAATTTTGCAGTCTATTCAAAAAAGGGATGTCCATATTGTGAAAAGATAAAAAAAGTTTTGACCTTGACAAAACTTAAGTATGTGGTGTATAATTTAGATGAACATTTTGATAAAAAATCATTTTACGATGAATTTGGTGAAGGAACTACTTTTCCACAAGTCGTAGTTGATGGTCAAAAACTAGGAGGTTGTATTGACTCAATCAAGTTCCTCAGAGAAAAAAAAGTTATCAACGTCTGAGATAAATAGAAACGATCTCAAGGTCAATCGTGGTGTTGAGCTCATACTTAAAAAACCAAAGAAAGGAGGTGTTACTGTGAGTACAGAACTTATTACAATCGTTACACTTCCGATAGCATTCTTATTATTTTCTGTTGGTGCTGTGACTGGTTGGTTAATCAGAGACTACATGATGAATTACCAAGAGATACCAAGACCTCATCCAGAAATGTTTGATGAAAATGGGAACTTAGTTCCTGATGATATTGTCGCATTTAGATTTGAAAATTATGACAACAACGAAGAAGACGACGACTAGTAAACCAAAAAAGGCAAGAACAGTCACAGTCAAAAAACCAGTGAGTTTAGACTTGCCGAGAAATCCTTTTATGTTTGAGATATTAAATTTAATATCTAAACAAAGAACTAAGGCAAAAAAGATTGAAGTTCTTAAAAAATATGAAGAGATTTCTTTAAAAATAATTTTGATTTGGAATTTTGATGAAAGTGTGATAAGTGTTCTTCCACCTGGCGAAGTTCCATATACTGGATACGATGATCAAAATGCTTATTCTGGAGGTATAAGTGGTAAAATTTCTGAAGAAGTTAGATCCATGCATGCCAAAGGTAATTTTTCATTAGGAGTTAGTGACGGACAGGGACATACTACAATTCGAAGAGAATCAAAACATTTTTATCGTTTTGTAAAGGGTGGTGATGATGGTTTAAGTAATCTTCGTAGAGAAAGTATGTTTATTAATATATTGGAAGGTTTACATCCTCTAGAGGCAGAAATTGTAATATTATGTAAGGACAAAAAATTAGGTGATTCTTATAAAATTACAAAAGATATAGTTGCGGAGGCATATCCTGATATTAAATGGGGAGGTAGATCTTGACTAAAACTGTTTGGACTCCTCAAGAAAAAGATGGACTAAAGCAAAAATATGGATGTGAAATATTAGTCGAGAGGGCAAAGCAAGATCAATTGAATAGCACACAGTTTCCATCTGATTCTTATATCGTTGAATATAAGATTGATGATGAAACCATGTATGATTTAACACGAGGAACTCAAGTTACTCTGTTTGATATGTATTATGACAAGTTCAAATCTCAATTAGTATCAATAAATTATGGAAGAGGTAATATTAAACCTCAATTATGGAATTATAGTAAACCAAAAGAAAAGAAAAAGAGAAGATAATATAAAATTGTAACAGAAATTACAAAATTTCTTGACTATATAGTGTGGGTATGATAACATACCTTTACGTTCATCCAGATGATAGAACTCACACTACTGGCATCATTACTTACTGAACATAATGCTTCCCATTGGGAAATGTCTTGTTCAGAATGGAATCAAAACAGAATTGAGATACTTAGTGATAAGAATCTTAACTCTGATGCTCATGAGTATCTTATAGATTACTTAAGAACCAAGGTGTCAGATGACTGTGATGCTTATATCATCGGACGCAAGTAAGCCGACTCGGAACGGGTTCGTTCATCCTTATGTACAACATTCTTCTCAGTCTAATAGCAATTGGAGCACCACTTGATTGTGAGCATGCTGCTGAACTAATAGACACTGCACATAATAATCCTGATAAATCTGAGCAATTAGAAATAACAAGGGTTGTTATTGCACACACAGATCCAATGTGTTTTAAGGACGCAAAAGCCGACTGAAGGAACGGGAACACGGATCCCTCGCAAGAGGTAAAGGTGCAAATTCCAACTACTTTAGGAGAAACCAAATGGCACAAGTCACATACCGTGGTGTCGTATATGACACCGACAGGAACAAAGCAAAGCAGACTAACAAGGTCGATCTAACTTACCGTGGTGTAAGACAAGAAAAAGAACTTACAAGTATTAAATGATTGAAACTCTAGAGATTTGTTTGGCATCCGTCATCTTTCTCACAATCATAACTGCTGAAGTTCAATTCCTGTATGGAAAATAAAACGAAGGGGTTGATCCCCTTCTTTTTTTATGCTATCATAAATAAAATGAAAATCTCATGAACAAAGAAAATCTTAAAATTCTCATTAGTGACTTAGAACGTGCAGTATCTGAGTTGAAAGCAGAGGTTTATTCTGATAGAGAATCTTATTTGACTTATGAGAATTATAAGAAACTCGATGAAAAAGATTTAAATTATGGTCACATTTACGAGGATGATGAATGAGAACTAAGTACATTTTAAAAAACCTAAGAAAAGCTCTTCAACAAGATTACCTGTATGATGAAAATGAATTAAAGTATATGAGAGAACAATTGTTTATTTTGGAAAATGAAGTGGAAAAGAATAGAACACAACAATCAAGAGGATTTGGTCAATGACCGTTAATCTGATAAGCATCACACCTGATGCAGAGAAAACGATGGCACATATTGCCAGAGTTTCGAATCCAGACAATCAAGATAATCCAAACTATGCAGGATTGTTGAAGTATTGTATTAAACATAATCATTGGTCTGTGTTTGAGCAATCATCAATGACACTTGAGATTGAAACAACTCGTGCAATCGCAGCACAGATTTTGAGGCATCGTAGTTTTACGTTCCAAGAATTTTCTCAAAGATATGCAAAGAGTAATCAATTAGGTGAGATTGAATTACCAGAGTTGCGTAGACAAGACAAAAAGAATCGTCAAAACAGTATAGATGATCTGGATGCAAAGGTTGTTGATAAACTGAATCGTCAGATGATCACTCTGTTTAGTTCTTCACAAGCATTGTATAATCAGATGATTGAAGAGGGAGTTGCAAAAGAATGTGCTCGTATGGTGCTACCACTTTGCACTCCTACAAAAATCTATATGACAGGTTCTTGTCGTTCTTGGATTCATTATATTAATCTAAGATCAGCACATGGAACACAAAAAGAACACATGGTTATCGCAGAGGCATGCCGAAAGGTATTTACCGAACAGTTTCCATCTGTATCAGAAGCCCTTGAGTGGGTCTAAATAACTTTACATTACTTTATAATTATGGCGACATATCCTGTAGTTAACAATCAAACTGGTGAAAGAAAAGAGATTGTGATGAGTGTGATGGATTGGGATAAATGGACAGAAGACAACCCAGATTGGAGTCGTGATTATTCAGATCCTTCAACTGCACCTGGCATGGGAATTGAATCTGTTGGTGATTGGCAAGATAAATTAAATAAAAAACATCCAAGTTGGAAAGAGGTTATTAAAAAATCAGAAAAATCTGCTGGCATTCGAGGAAGATTAGCAAAGAGAGGTATTGAAACTTAATGGCAAGAAGAAAAAGAGGATCAAGTTCAGAGCAACCAATTGGTGTTGGTTTAACTGCAAAACAAATGAAAAGAAAAAAACCATTAAATAATGGTTATCTTATTGACATTGAACCACTATCAGATAATCAAAAAAAATTATTTGATTTCTATAATGATCAAAAAAATATAGTTGCCTATGGTTGTGCGGGAACTGGTAAAACATTTATTACATTATATAAGGCACTTGCTGATGTTTTAGATGAAAGCACTCCATATGAAAAAATTTACTTAGTAAGATCTCTTGTATCTACAAGAGAAATTGGTTTTTTACCTGGTGATCATGAGGATAAAGCAGACATCTATCAAATACCTTATAAGAACATGGTAAAGTATATGTTTCAGATGCCTTCTGATGCTGACTTTGAAATGCTCTATGGTAATCTAAAAGCACAAGAAACAATTAAGTTTTGGAGCACATCTTTCATTCGTGGAACTACATTGGATAATGCAATCATCATTGTAGATGAATTTCAGAATTTAAATTTTCATGAACTTGATAGTATTATTACTCGTGTTGGTGAAAATACAAAGATTTGTTTCTGTGGTGATGCGAGTCAAACTGACTTAGTAAAAACAAATGATAAAAATGGTATCGTTAATTTTATGAACATCTTGCGTAAAATGCCATCCTTTGGTATAATAGAATTTGATATTAATGACATCGTTCGTTCTGGACTTGTCAAAGAATATCTTTTGTCGAAACTAGAGATAAATTTTGATGTTTAATCATGTAGACTTAGATCTTAAACCAATTCCAAGAGAAACAATAGATGGTATAAGGTATTATAAAATTCCTGATGAAGAGGAACCACTTAAGTTAGTTTCTATTACATCTATTACAAGTCATTTTAACAAACAGATTTTTCTTGATTGGAGAAAAAGAGTTGGGAATGAGGAAGCAGATCGTGTAACAAAAGCTGCCACAACTCGTGGAACAGATATGCATACACTAACTGAGCATTATCTAAAGAATGAGAAGTTACCAAAAGTTCCTCCTATATCTGATTTTTTATTTAAAATATCTAAGAAAGAATTAAGTAGAATCAATGAAATTTATTCTCTAGAAGGTGCCCTATATAGTAAACAACTAGGAATTGCTGGAACTGTCGATTGTATTGCAGAACATGATGGTGAATTAGCAATCATAGATTTTAAAACATCTAAGAAACCGAAACCACGGGAGTGGATTGAGCATTACTTTGTTCAGGCTATGGGGTATGGTTGTATGCTGTATGAGATGAAGAATATAGCAGTTAAAAAATTAGTCATTATTATGGCATGTGAAAATGGAGAATGCGTTGTTTATGAAGAAACTGACAAAACCAAGTATATCAGACTTCTTGGTAGATACATCGACAAATTTGTCAAAGACAAACTGGAGTTTTATGGAACCAAACAAAGAACTTGAAAAAGCAATAGAGAGTAAGTTTCTAACTCCTACTAAATTTTCGATGGAGATAGAGAAGATAGTTGCTGAAGAAAAATTAAATTACATCGATGCAATATGTCAGTATTGTGAGATGAATGACATAGAGATTCAATCTGTAACAAAACTCATTACAAAACCTCTTAAAGAAAGGTTGAAATATGATGCAATTCAGTTAAACTTTATGAAGAAGACTTCTCGTGCTAAACTACCTTTATAATGAAGAGTTTTAAAACAATAGTACCACCAGTTTTGGGTTGGTTACAAGTTGAATTAGATGATGAGGAGATGAGTTATCTTTGGAAACTTATAGAAAATAAAAAAGGTAATACCAAACATAAACTTGCAGGTCAAATAGACTCTAGTTGGAATCTTCATGATGAAGATGATTGGTTTTCAAATAATGTTATAAAGTTTTGCATCAGACAATTTCCTATTCATTTTCAAGAAATAGGAGAAAAAATTCCTACCTCTCATATACATCCTTATCATATTGATCATATGTGGGTTAATTACCAAAAGGAAAATGAATTTAATCCATTGCATCATCACAATGGTATATACAGTTTTGTAATTTGGATGAAAATACCAACAAATTTTGAAGATCAAAAAAAGTTAAAAATTGCATTTGAATCAAATTCTAATTCAATATCAAATTTTTCATTTACTTATAATGATATATTAGGTAATAGTAAAACACATTATTATCCGATGTCTAAAGAAGTGGAAGGAACTATGTTATTCTTTCCTTCACAACTATGTCATCAGGTCTATCCATTTTATAATTGTGATGATGATAGGATATCCATATCAGGAAATATATCTTTAAAAACTAATGAAATAATTGGCAGTCGTGACATCGTTAACAAGACATAAAAACAAAATGAAAAAATCTGAACTTATACATTGGAGACTTCAAGCTATGTTAAGAGAACATAGTTTTCCAGACCTAGCATATTTGGGTGTGAGACCTGACAGCATCGGTATGCCACAACATTGGTATATGATAGGTGATAATGAGGTTCCTTGTGATGCAATTACAGAATTAGAAAGTGAGGAAGTAGATGAAAGTGACACCATTTGAAACTTACCAAACTTATCTTTCAATGAAGAGTCATTTCACAAGTAAAAGGTATGACTTTTTTAAATATGGTGGAAAATCAAGAGCAACGATGACTTCTTTTAATAAAAGAAAAGATAAGTATTGGTTTGAAAAAACATCTAGAAAATACTCTGATCAAGAAATTACTGATTTTTTACTTGCAAACTTTGTAACTACAAATACCCCACAAAACTTATGGATTGGAGAAATTATAAATTCTGGAGAAAGAACGTACGCAGATTGGATGAGACGACAGCAGAGTTTGACTTACTTGTTCAAAGAACAATCAAAAAAATTACTATCGGAAAAAGAATTAGAAGAAGTATTCAATTGTTCGAGGGGTCATCCACCGATACTCAAAAAGTATCTGGGAGGAGAAATAAGTTTAGAAACCTTAGTGATCTTCGAAAAAATCTTTTCTTTTGGAAAAAAATTTAATCGTAAACTTAAAGACCCAGTGTGGGAAACCGTCAGCATGAAAATAAAAAAATATATACCCTTCCTAAATATTAATGTGTTCCAGTATAAAAAAATTTTAAGAGAGATTGTCAATGAGTAATTTTTTTGAATCAGAAATCATTCAAGGAGAACTTGAAGAAATCAATGAACTTCAAAAAATTCTTTATGGTAATGTAATGCAATTTCCCACAATGGAATATGATGAACGAATGGATCACATTGACCTTTTGACAGAGTTATTGGAAAAACAAAAAGTTATGTATACTCGTCTGTCACTATCTGATGATCCTGAAGCTGTCAAACTGAAGGAACATTTACATAAAACAATTCCTTTAATGGGTTTTCCCAAAGGAACTGATATGAATTTGCTCTTTGAGGGTATGAGAGAAACAATCTCAAAACTTAAAGACAATATTGACAAATTGTAATTAATCCATTATAATCTAAACATCCAACGAAATCCAATTTAATCCGAGGTATCCAAATGTCATTTGCTAATCTTAAAAAGCAATCAAAATTAGGTTCTTTAACTGCAAAGTTAGTTAAGGAAGTTGAAAAATTAAACACTAACGGAACATCAGGTGATGACCGTTTGTGGAAACTAGAAGTTGATAAGTCAGGTAACGGGTATGCCGTTATTCGATTCTTACCAGCACCTGATGGTGAAGACTTACCGTTTGTAAAACTGTATAGTCATGCATTCCAAGGTCCTGGTGGATGGTATATTGAAAACTCTCTCACTACACTTGGTCAGAAAGATCCCGTATCAGAGTATAACTCTCAGTTATGGAACAATGGAACAGATGCAGGTAAGGATGCTGCTCGTAAACAGAAACGTAAACTTACATACATCAGCAACATTTATGTTGTAAAAGATCCTGCCAATCCTGAGAACGAAGGAAAGGTATTTTTATATAAGTATGGTAAAAAAATCTTTGATAAACTCACAGCAGCAATGCAACCTGTT